CCTAATCATTTTTTCAGGCGAGATATTATACTGCATAATAATATGTGGATACAATGAGTTCAAGTCGAAACTTACAACCCAGTCATGACCGCCAACCAATGGTTCTTTTACGTAAGCACCCTCAATCTTATTGGTCTTTTCTTGTCCACGTAATTTCTGTGGTGGTGTTTGGATTCCTTGTTCCTTGAGGAAGTTGTAAATAATGGTTTCCCAATATTTCACCATTCCAAATGTGTCTGCATAATTACACTTAGCAGTATACGCCATTGATTGAATCAACTCAATGAAACCAAGTTTGTCTTCCAGTTCTTCAATCAGTTCTACGTCACGGACATTGTATTCTAAGAACAACGGATAATTAGTTCTGTATAATGTGTGTAAAGAACCGTACTCTGAATAATCTAGTTTTCCTTTACCCAGTTCAACTTGTGCTATGTGGTCAAGTTTGTAACTCTCTTGTTTGATAAATGTATTTTTTCTATACAGTTCAAGATAGTCAAGAACATTCACACCATAGAGATTGTATACTTGATTCTTTTGATATCCATACTGAGTGAATTCTCTTACGTCTGACATTCTCCAAGGCGAAAGTTTTTTGTGATACCCGTCACCAAATAATCTATCAATACGATTACAAAGATATGTAATATCAAATGAGTTTACATTCCAACCAGTTATGATATCAAATGATTGTTTGTCCCAATACTTTATAAATGCTTCTAGTAAGAATGCTTCATCTTGACAATCGACATAGTCAACATTGTCAGGTGCGTCCCATGGGCCGATTCCAAATGTAACTGAGTTCTTACCGAATGGTTTGATTGTGATTGCGTTGACTTTCTCTTTCGCTTCCATAGGGTCAGGAAACCCTTCTTCACACTCACACTCAATATCAAGTGAGGCGACACGAATGAGTTTGGTATTAGGTTCTATTGTACCTTGAAACTTATCTGCAATATAAGTGTAGACATAACGGTCATAACCGTGGATATCAAATCCTTCCACTTGTTCATATTGTTCTCTGAACTTACGTGCACCACCCATAGAATTTAGATTCACAACCTCAAGTGGTTGTCCGTCTAAAGACCTATAAGCGGTTTGTCCTTTCTTAGATTTGACGTAGTGATTAGGTCGATAGGCAACTTGAAGTTTTACCTTCTTATTGCCTTGATAACCTGTTACTAATATCTTGTCTCGTGTGCGTGCTACATTAGTGTAAAAATCCATACTGTAATTATACTACAGTTTGTTCTATTCTACAAGATTCTTTTTAGAATGAAAATCAAAGTTATTGATTGCAACGTCCTTAATATCCTTCCAGTGTGCTATTTGAGATAACTCATCTTCCACTGTCTTCATTAAGTCAGGGTGTTCTGCAACACCACTTGCATTCTTTGTTAATACCTCAACATTAATTTTGTGTTTTGAAATCATTGCGTCTGCTTGTTGCACAATCGCATTTAATACTTTGTCGTGAAAATCAATCATACATTCCTAACTGTTTCTTGTAGTTCTACACTCCTGCGTCCTACTTGTTTAAACCAACGACTATCTTCCATTTCAACAGCCATTCTTTCCCAATCATGGTCTTCAACTGCATTCAACATATTCTTGAATTTACCCAGTCTAGTTCCACCTAAGTTGAAACACATGTTAACCAAGACTTCTCTAATGTCGCCTGGCAAATCGTACCAAACGTCTTCTCCGATAACATGAACTGTTTCGTCCATATGTTTATCAAAGTCTGAGTCATAGTATGCGTCTACAACTTCTTGCGAAACTGCAGTACCAACTTCCCAATCGTACTCAGGGTCTTCGGGTTGACATAAATGTCCAACACCGAGAGTTTTAAATCCCAATGAGTCAATATAAATTTCTAGCACTTCACCTTCGTGCCTCTTAATCGCTTCTTTACATCTTTCTACGTTCATTTTTTCTCCTCGCTTCTTGCGACTTGTTCTTCTAGGAGTTCTACTAGAATATCTCCCATGAGGTTATTTAGGTCATTGTCTTTTTCTAAATCTGACAAGTCCATACCTTCGGGAACTCTTCTAATAGTTCTCTGAAAATTTAGTTCAGGTTTTCCTTCTACGAATTCCACCTTTCCATATTGATAAACGGTGTCTTTGAATTCACCCTTTATAATTTCTATAGCATAGTGTTCTTCGTCCCTTTGATTAGGATTCTCTACTACTCTATACATTTCACCAATTAAATGTGGTCTGTTACTCAATGCAATTCTCCTTTTTGAAATGACTTCATTTCCTGTACACCTTTATAATTATGGTGTGCTTGAATTGTCATGTCTGCTATTTCTATTTCAGGATAACTTGTAATCAACTTATAAACCAGTCCAGCAACTTCTTGACGTGAGATACTAGGCATAGGTGAATTAAGAAGACCTAGATTTAAAGTTGTCATTTTGTATTTTTTATCTGAGTTGTATTGTAGGTTATTTGCTAAATGATTGAGAGACGCTTTAGCAGCTGAATAGAGATAACCTTTTGATATGTTTGGTTGAGCAGCTCTTGAAGAAAAATTAATAATATATTTGTTTCCTTTATCTACCCAAGAATCATGTGCGTATTGAAGTATCTTTGTTTGTTCAAATTCGTCATGTGCAAAATTAATCAAAACGTCAACATTAGCCCAACCCCACCAGTTCATACCATTCATTGTGATATCTTCCATACGTGGTGTATGTACTTCTATAGTATCACCTTTAAATGGTGTTGCTTCTAGTGTGTCTTTAATTGTCTTTGCTAGACCACTACTTCCTGTTATTGCTACTTTCATAATATTCTTTTACCAAATCAAAAGACGGTTTGCCGAACAGTGAACCGTCTACACTGCATTTATTACAAGGTGATTGACTTCTATCACCTTTCATTAATCTTTTACGAATCTTTGTCATAGGTTTACTGAACCAAACGTCATGTAATGTTGACTGTAGCAAGTTACCTACAACATGTTCTCTCCCCCAATCGTTTGAACAAAATAGAACATCACCGTTCCAATCAACAAACATTTTGTAGAAGGGGTAATGACAAGGTTTGCCTTTCAAAGAAGTAATGTCTGTTTCTTCTATCCCAACCCAGTCAATTACCCCACTACGGTTATTGAGAATCAATCCATGTTTCTCAAAGTCTCCCCAATGCATTCTAAATTTATACATATCTTCTCTGACATTCTTTAGCATTTTTTCAAAGTGTGTCATTTGTTCTATACCGTCATACAAATTTATGTACAGTAAATCTAGTCCTGCTTTATACAATCTTTCAACATACTTTTCTGTAAGTTTGTCTCCATTTGTATTACATTCAATTGTTGCCATTGGTAAATTAAATCTAAACTCTTTAACTATCTCTACAAAGTTTGGATTCAATAAATTTTCTCCGAACCCACTGAATGATATTTTACCTGAATACTGATTTTCTCCTAATTCTTCTGCAATGGTTCTAGCACCTTTAATCGTAAGATGGAGATTCCTGTTGGGAAATACTGTTGGGTCATGTCTTGGACAAAAGACACATGTCCTGTTGCACAACTCAGTAGTATTAATTTCAACTGTAAGAATCGAGTCAAGAGGTTTGAGTTCATTACTTTTTTTATTCCAATGTTTTTCTTCTTGTTTCCTTCTGTGTTCTAGGAAATCATATTGGTCAACTGCCTGTGTTGGTATGTTTCTACTCATATTGAAACTGGAGCGGAGAGATAGGATTGCACTATCGTCTCTGTGGTGGAACCACAGCGTGTTGCTATTACACTATCTCCGCTTAACTTATCGGATAATGTCAATGTTTTCTGCATTAACATTCCATGTTTCTAGTTCAGTTCTGAGTCTGTTTTCGGATTTAAGTTTGTCATATCTTTTACCAGCAAGTTTTTTCCACCAGTCAACTACACCTTCTAACTCGTATCTATCATAGTTGGGTGCTTTCTTTAATTCGTCTGTTTCTAGATTTAAATAATCCACTACATTCTCATAACCATAATTTGAAAAGTATTGTCTCTTCTGTTCCGTTAGACCTTTTGCATTTTCAAATGCTTGATTGAATTCTTTTAACTTTTCTTTGTCGTGTATATTTAGTGAGTTCTTTATCATAGAAATTTGTTTCTGAATAGTCTTCATTTTTCTTGACGAAGCGTCATCATGAACTAATGGTTTACCGTCATTTTTAGTTTCAAACCAATACTTCAAGTCTCTATAGTTTTGGTCATTAATAGAAGGCACAAAATCTGATACGGTCAATCCTTTAAATCTTAAGAAAGGTTTCATACCGTCATACTGTGAAGAAGTCTTTGACGAACCGTATAAAGAAGTTGTTTCAAAACCACAAAATTTTGTATTGTATTTTTTGTTTAATGTTCTTCTAGCATGGTGTGAACAACATATAGCTGCAAGTAACTTACCACCAAGATAATTATATCCAAATGGTTGAGTAGGGACAATGGTGAATCCCATAATAACCGAATCATTGAACCTCTTCATTGTATCTTTACACATAGTATCTAAAGGTTTACCTAACATAACATTTCTAGGTTTAGAATTAATTGTTGGTGAACCGAATCTAATAAAACCCATAATCTTGTTTGTGTTTTTTTCATACACAACCCACTTCAATGTCTTGCCAGGAATTGACTTCTCTAAAGCATGAGACGTGGTGATTTCTAGGTAGTTATCATATAGGTCATTTGATAAGACTCTACATTCAAATTCCATGTCATGAGGGTGCATTGTGAAGTCACTAAACATATCATCTTCTGGCCCCATGCCAGGCAATGACGTTGGTAGATTAGCAACACGTTCTAATTTGATTTTACGTAGATAATCGTCAATACGGTCAAACCCATTATAGAAATCTATATAGATTTGCGAGGCGTAAAGAGAATCTTCTTTAGATAGAATTACAGACATACACCTATTATACTAAACAAGCGTATGTCTGTATAGTGGGTTTTTAAGAAATTTTGATTTCTTGAGGTTTGTCTTCTTCGGGTATTTCCCTAATCAACTGAACACTCAAAATACCGTTATCACACCAAGCAGAATCAATTACAATATCGTCTGCTAAAGTGAAACTTCTTTTGAATGAACGAGTAGCAAGTCCTTTATGGACATACTCTATTTCCTCGTCTGCTTCCTTTTTACCCTCAATGATAAGTTGGTTCTTCTCTTTAGTAACAGAGATTTCCGTCTTGTCAAAACCAGCAACTGCAAGTTGAACTGAAAAGTCCTCATCGTCATTTTTTATAATGTTGTATGGCGGGTAGTTTGTTGAATCATGCATGTTTTCTGCACGATTTAATAGTTGAAGAGTTCTGTCGAACCCGATTGCGAATGGGAATGATTTCCCGAAGACATCGTCATAGATAGTCATAGTTTTCTCCTTTATTAAGCAAGTTTATATTATGCAACCCCTAATGGGCATTGCAAAA